CGGTCGACGAAGGAAGAGAAGGGCTTCATGTCGACGCTGGGCGGGTTCCTGAGGACGGGGTTCGACAAGAAGAGGGAGCGGGTGCTGAGGTTCGAGGGGAACGTGCTGGACAACATAGATCCGTATAGCTATCTCCCTGACGTCAGCGTCCCAATCCACGAGCCGCAGCGAGGCGAACACTGTGGATGGATGAGCCGAGAGAACAGGATGGAGATCCTGAGCCGAGAGCGGGACTCGAAGGGGATGTTCTTCAACGGGGAGTATGTCCGGCATATTAAGGGGACGAGTGTCCTAGGGGCGGATGAGAGTGCGAGGGATCGGGACCAGGTGCGGGCGGACGAGGGGATGCAGAGCATGTCTCAGCCGGTAGACGTCATATACCAATACCTCAACATCGTGCCGGATGAGTGGGGGATCGGGAATAGTAAGTATCCTGAGAAGTGGATGGTGGCGCTGGCAGGGGATCAGGTCATCATCGCAGCGGGGCCAACAGACGCAGATCACGATATGTTCCCGGTGGCGATCTGTGCCCCGGACTATGACGGGTATTCCGCGACCCCGATCAGCCGGCTGGAGGTGGTTTACGGACTGCAGACCTTCGTGAACTTCCTCTACAACAGCCACATAGCGAATATCAGGAAGGCTATCAACGATATGTTCGTGGCGGACCCGGAGATGATAAACCTGAATGACCTGCTGCATCCATCGCCTGGGAAGGTGATCCGGCTCAGGAAGAAGGCCTGGGGCCGGGGTGTGCAGAATGCGGTGGAGCAGCTGAAGGTCCAGGACATCACCAGGGAGAACGTGGCCGAGGCCCTCTCCGTCATGGGGTATGCGGATCAGGTGACTGGGGCGACGGACAGCATCAAGGGGATTCTGAGACGGGGCGGCGAGCGGATGAGTGCCGAGGAGTTCAGAGGGACCAGGGGGAGCGCCCTGAGTCGTCTGGAGAAGGCGGCCAGGATCGCAGGGCTACAGGGGATTCAGGACCTCGGCTATATGGTCGGTTACAATACGCAGCAGTATATGACCCGTGAGCAATACGTCAAGGCGGTGGGCAGGTATGAGGAGGAGCTGAGGGAACAGTACGGGGATGAGGATAGGGTCCTGGTCGGGCCGATGGACCTCTTGGTAGACTATGATGTGGACGTGGGAGATGGGACGCTCCCAACCTCGGGCGACCCACAGCTCTGGGCGACTATCTTCCAGGTGATTGGGTCGAGCGAGATCCTAGCTCCGCAGTTTGAGATCGTCAACATCTTCAAACATATGGCCCGGCTGATGGGGGCGAAGAATATAGGAGAGTTCGTGAAGAAGAGGCCGGTGGGAGCTGAGGTGCGGCAGGACGAGGATGTGATGCGGGAAGCGGAGAAGGGCAACCTGCTTCCGATAGGAGACTTGAGTGAAGTCCTTTCGTGAGTTGTTTCGGAAGATCGAGGTCGATGACGAGGCCTATGAGCCCGTTGCCTCGAAGAGGGATTGGGAGCTCCTCATGGACTCTCAGCCCTGGAAGGACCTAGAGGCGGTCCTGGTCGAACAGTTGGTGGCGACCCGGGACCTGCTGGAGGGAGTCGCGGTGGACGAGGACATGAGCCAGAAGGACAGACTATACAACCAGGCGCTCTGCGCTGTCATCCGGCAGTTCCTACTGATCCCGGTGGAGCGCATAGAGATGCTGGAATTTGAAAGGATGGAGAAGGAAAATGGCGAAGCAGGCAGGTGAAGGCGAGAACCAGGTCAGTGACGAGCTGGCCGCGATGCTGGGTATAGGTCCGAAGGGGGATGACGATACGGGGGATGAGGAGGAAGGCCAGGACGAGGAAGGAGACGAGGAAGATGAGGAAGGTGGAGAGGGAGATGGTTCGGATGAGGAGGGTGATGACGAGGACGACGAAGCTGAAGACGATGATAGCGAAGGCGAGGGGGAGGATGAGGAGGATGAAGATGAGGAAGATGGAGACGAGGGAGATGAAGGCGACGAAGATGAGGTGGCGGGCCTCCTGGAAGGGGGTGATGATGAAGGGGAAGAAGACGAGGGGGACGAGGAAGAGGAGGATGAGGACGAGACCACTCGACTGAGAAATGAGCTGGCCAATACGAAGGCTCGGGTTGCCGAGCTGGAGGCTGGGGAAGACGAGGAAGAAGAGGAGGAGGTCTCGGTCGAGCTGGAGGAGGTCAGCTTCGTGGCTGATCAGGAGACCTATGAGCAGGCTCTGGAGAGCCGCGAGGAGTTCAATAAGCTGCTGAACGAGGTGGCGAAGCAGGCTAGCCTCGCCGCAGTCAAGGGGGTGCTGAAGCGGGTGCCGCAGATGATCACGCGGCAGGTAGGGGAAGAGGTATCGAACCAGACCCTCGTGAACGACTTCTTCCGGGTGAACTCGGACCTCACCGGGGCCAGGAAGTTCGTGGCCTTCGTGTTCACGGAGGTCCAGAGCAAGAACCCGGATAAGGGGTATAAGGAGCTGCTGGATATGACAGCGACGGAGGTGAGGCAGAGGATGGGTGTGAGCGCAAGTGGTAAGAAGAAGGCGAAGACCGGCGGGAAGCGGCCGGGCACCCGGGCGCGAGCAGGCAGGAGAGCCTCTCGGAGAGGTGCCCCCCAGAAACCTGCAGGAATTGGAGCTGAGATAGAAGCGATGAGCAAGGCGCGGTAGTTCAGGAGAGCCGGCGAGGAGCTGGCCAGGGCTGCCTTGGGAATTCGAGGAGTTCTTTGACTTTCAACCTGGAGACCAGAAATGGATGCTGCCAACAAACTGACAGGCGGAGTGGTCGGAGCGGGTGTGGCTCAGAGGGATGCCTTTGAGGATCTCTCGGCGGCTACCACGCTCACCGTGAGCGCGGCCCGTGTTCACGTCACTGGCAACACCGCCTCTGACGACTGGTCGCTGACCTTGCCCCCAGTGGCCGAGGCGGCAGGAAGGTTCCTGTCGATCTACGCGACCATCGCCAACAGCAAGACAGTGACCGTGCAGGACCAGGACGACTCCGTTGGGTGGACCGATCTCACCCTCGACACGGACGACGACCACGCGCTGCTCTACAGCGATGGACTGCGCTGGTGCGTCATCCTTAACGGGATCGCCTGATAGGAGGGGGGAAATATGAGCCTCATAGGACGTCTCATTGGAGCAGGGGTGGGAGTTGGAGGCAACTTCACCCGACAAAGAGCGTATGCCCGGGCGGGCATGATTGCCCAGGGCCCGAGCAACGGCCCCTTTGGGGGAGCCCCCGGACCGCATGTAGATCCGGCCGTCGCTATAGACTTCTTCGACGACTTCTTCGAGGTCAGGAAGAACTCGAGCGACGAGATCGGGTGGCTGGTGACAGCCATCCAAGGCACTAATACGGCCGTAGTCAGCACCGACATCGGGTATGGCGGAGAGTTGGCCATAACTACCGGGACCAACGACGGGGACGGAGATCAGTTGCAGTGGCATCACGTCATTGTAGCTCCGGTGGCGTCTAGCGAGCTCTGGTTCGCTTGCCGCCTGAACCTCGTCAACCTCGACTCCGACTTCGCTGTCGGGCTGGCAAACTCAAACACCGATCCCTTTGGGACCGGCATCACAGACGCGATCTACTTCCTCCACGAAGCTGCAGGGACCCTCAAGGCGATCTGCGAGGAAACGGCGGAGGGAGCGACGACCCTGGATAGCGATCTGACTGCGAACACCTGGACGGAGCTGGGATTCCGCTGGAACGGGACGAACGTGAGGTTCTACCAGGATGGATCTCTGGTGGCGACCTACGCGACGACCGCGAACATTCCGATTGGAGTCAGCCTGGCTCCCTTCATCGCCCTCATCACGAGTGCGGACGCGGCGAGAGCTGTGGTGGTGGACTGGATCAGGTGCGTCCAGATCAGGGTGCTGACCTAAGGGGAACCCAAAAGGGGCAATAAGACAATGCCAGACACATATTTCTGTGGCCTACGCGGAACCGGCGACCTGGCCACCAACGAGCGACCGGAAGACTGGAGGTCGGGGATTCTCCGGCTCTTCCCCAACGGCGATATGCCGTTGACGGCGCTGTCCTCGCTCATGAAGAGCGAGAAAACCGACGATCCCCACTACCACTGGTGGACGAAGACGCTGACGACTCAGCGTGCGACGATTACCGGGACCTACACGGATGTCGCCCTGAGCAGCGCCTATAGTGCCAGTGGGGCTGCAGGGGACACCCTGTATGTCAAGATGTCCGCGGCGGACGTCTCGATGTTCCGTGTCGGGCACCAGGTCCTGTTCAGGTACTCGAGCGCCTATGATGTCGACTGTGCCGGGAAGGTGTCGGCGGCGGTCTCGAACGGAGCCAACTCCTACGTCGCGGTCGTCCTCCTCGAGGCCGACGACAACGGGGCGAGCTACGACATCTCGGACGCCGACGTCCTCTTCATCATCGGCAACGTGAACCCGCAGGGTGGGACTCGCCCCGAGGCGATCACCCAGAGCCCGACGGAGCACGAGAACTATACCCAGATCTTTCGGACTCCGATGGATCTGAGCCGGACCCTGATGGAGACGAAGCTCCGGACGGCCGACGCCTACACCGAGGCGAAGCGGGACTGCCTCGAGCTGCACGGCATCGAGCTGGAGAAGGCCTTCTTGTGGGGTGTCATGACCACAGGGAACGGAGCGAACGGGAAGCCGGAGTACACGACCGGAGGGCTGCTGAGCTTCATCAGGGCGGCCGGGACGGTTGAGGACTATAGCCTGGATTCGGCAGCTGCGTATGCCGGGCAGACCTGGCTCCAGTCAGGCGACCAGTGGATGGACGAGCATCTGGAGGAAATCTTCCGGTATGGCTCCGACGAGAAGCTGGCCTTCTGCGGGAGTGGGGCCCTGCTGGGCATCCAGCGGCTGGTCAAGGCGACCGGCGCGTACCAGCTCAACGTCCGGGAGAAGGCCTACGGAATCGCGGTTGTCGAGTGGATCACGCCCTTCGGGATCGTGAACTTCAAGCGGCATCCGTTGTTCAGCTACGAGGCCACGAACAGGAACAGCATCGTTGTCTTCGAGCCCGCAGACGTCAAGTACCGCTACATCACCGACACGAAGTACATGGTC